ATGAGGTTTTCAGACCCCATGTAACCGCCGATAGCAATACGCAAACCAGCATTTACAACTAGCGAAGTAGATGCGGAAAAGTACATGTTTCTGAACGTGTTTGACTGGAGCGCCGCGCCGCCAGAACTGCCGTCCCACGAAAGTTCAAAAATTGCAGTGTTGTTTGCAACCGATTGGTTTCTTAGGTGCATGTCAGCAAATACGCTGTACGAGCAACCATTTGTGCGGAAAATAGGTTTGTTTGCTGTTGTCTGATTTAATATCGTGGCAAACCGACCTTCACCATAAATCTGACCGCCAGAAAGTTTGGTGATTACAAGTTCATCGGTAAGTTTGTAGTTACCGCAGGGAATAAACAAACGGCGATTCAGTTTTGCGTTTGCGCTGCCATTTGGAGAAGCGGCAGAACCAAAGCAATAATTTATTGCCGCCTGAATTGCAGCGGTATCATCTGTCGTTCCGTCACCTACAGCGCCAAAGTCCTTGACGCTTACTTCTTCTTCACGCACCTTGGTCTGTACCGTTCGCGCTTGTGCGCCAGTACCTAGCTGAACAAATCCAACTAGTGAGGAACCGGTAGACCCTGCAAGGTCACTCACGACCTCTTGAATAGCGTTCTGTACGTTGGTAGCGGAAATTGTGCCGGACGGCGTAAAGGACACGCCAGAGGCTGCAACCGCGCCAATGTCAGCGGGGTCGTACAGGATGAAGTCGCTGTAGTTCTCAGCCACAAAGTTGGTGGCGGTCACGGTTAGGCTGTAGCGCCCGTTAGCCGCGTAGAAAGCAAACTCGCCTAGCGAGCTGGTTGTTACCGTGTTGGAAGGCAGTAGCCCAGTTCCGTTGCCGCTGTAGATAGTGGCAGGCGTTGTCGTCCCGTAGACGTACACCGCGACGGACGCGCCGACAATTACATTGCCGAACTTGTCCTGAATAACATTCTGGTACTGCTGCACAATTTAGCCCTCAGAGGCGTATTTTGGGGGTCGTCCTCGACGGCGAGCAAGCTCGTTAACCGGAGCCGCCTCGGTGGGCGTGTCGTGATTGTACCGCGACCAACCATGCTTTTCATCATCCTCGGCCTCAACTTCGCTGATAGCGACTTTGGTGCCGTGGACGGGGTGAGATAGGTAAATGACCATGTAAGGGTCAGGGGGCCGAAGCCCCCTTTCCTAGTGCCGTTAGGCAATACGGTACAGCGTCCAAGCGCCGTCACCCGTCTTGCGGGCGCGGAACAAGGCCGAGGTAAGCGTAGAAGCCGTCAGCGTGCCAATGGTGGACCAGCCCGTTCCAGCCGCAACCGTCAGCGTTGCGCCGCCGGTGTTGACGAAACTGACTTCAAAGCCAGAATCCACCTTTGGGTTGACCAACGAGGCTTCCAGCAGTGCCACGGTGGGCAGCGTCTGGGTGCCAGGAGTGGCGTTGCTGGTGACCACGATGCCCGCAAGCAACTGAGCCGCCGTAATGGTGCCGCCGCTAGCCGTGACAGCCGCCGGGGTGGACTGGGTGATGAGGACGGGTTCGTTGACGTTGCCGTCAGTGAACTGGTAACCACCGCCGAGAGAAGGAAATGCCATGTGAAATTACTCCAAAAACTGAGAATGAGGAGAGCAACCCCGGCTGTTACACCGGGGTCACGGTAGGTCTTAGCCCCACAACCGAACGGCAGCAGCCGGACGGATGGCGTTAAAGCCGTACAGCACGTCGATACGGCAAGGCATACGGTCGTTGTTGATGTCGTACTGACGCACGACACGCAGCGAGATACCGTTGTGCACCTGACGCGACGCCATGTCCACGCCCTGCGGGAGCAGGAGGTCGGCAGTAGCGAACGTGATGGCGTCCTTCTGGTAGATGAGGTTCTGCGGGTACGCCGTCGAGGCCGTACCTACAACCGTCACCACAGCGTTGTCAGCCGGGAAGGCGCTGATGGTGGCAAGGGCGTTAGCCGGGGTGTACATGGCGGGGGAGACCGACACGCTAGCCCAAGCACCCGAGGACGCGGTGGCGAGGGCCGTCACCGTGAACTGCTGGAGCGAGCCGGTGGACTGACGGGTCTGCGGGTTGACCGAGAACACGCCGTTGATGGTGAACACGTCACCAACCGCAAACGTGGCGGAACCCGAGTCACCGTCGATTGCCAACGTGGTCGCACCCTGAGTGGTGACCGCGCCGTTAACCGCCAGCGAGGCGGTAGCCGAACGCGAACCAGTCGTGTGCTGGGCAATGCTCTGGCTCATGTTGATTTCGTCGTAGCCCAACACGCCCGTGCCCATCATGCCCGACTTGAACTGCTTGCTGATAACGTCGGTCGGGTTGAAGAGACCCTTCAGGCCTTCCACCAAGCCAGCGTTACCGGCAGGGTTGACCGTCGCGTAACGCATATTCTGCGGGACCGCAGATTCGTTAAGCTTCTGGTGACCCGCGAGCAGGACCGCCGAAGTACCCGGCGTGGTGCCAGGCGTACCGACCGTCTGGTAGATGCTGCGGTAAGCGTTGGCAACGTCAGCGTCCACCGAGGCAGCCAACTGGCTGATACGCGGCTTCAGCACGCGGTCAGCGAAGTCGTCCAACTGCAAGGTCAGTTCGGCGCTGGTGAAGTTGACGCCAATGTGCTTCTGGTTGGACACGGCGAGCGTGGTGAACTGCTCGTTGTCGTCCTGCACCTGAAGGGCAGCACCGTCGGTCACCAGAGCGCGGTCCGGCAGACGGATACGCAGGGTGGAGCCAATCTTGGCACCCTCCACGGCAAACGAGTCGTCGTAGGCGCGGTTGACGTTGCGGGTAAGGACAAGGTTGTTCTCGAAGATTTCGAGAGCCTTGCGCGTAATCATATCAATCGTAAGCAGGCTATTAGCCACGGTATATCTCCAAAAAAGAAAAGGTTAGTAGCGGCGGGCTTCCAGCTTCTTGATTTGTCGCTTCCGTTCAGCCTCAATCCACTCCGACGTAGTCATGGTCTTTACAGACCTTGGGTCGGTGGTGTCGTAGGCTGCGGTGTTTCCACCACGGGCAGTGACAGGAGCAATCGGCGGGGGAGCGGAGGTTGTCTTCTTCATTGGCGGGTTGGACAGCAGTTTTGCCTCCAGCCTACCAATTTCCTTAGCCTGCAAGAACGGCGGCAGGTCAGCAATCTTGGATGCTTCCGAGGGGTTGGAACCGAGGTAGTAGGCTACGTCAGGGCCAACTTCAGAAGACCGGATTGTGTCTGCCATCACCTGCGTGATGCGAACGTGGTCACCGTATGCGACTTGCTTGAAGTCGGCATATCGTTCGGTCGCCACTTCCTCACGTTCGTGATAGGCAGAAAGGATTTCAGCGTGCTGCCGCTGCATATCTCGCTGTTGGATGAGTTCCTGCGCCTTCTTGTACGCCAACGCTTCTGCGTAGGCATCTGGCGACTCAAACTGCTCCATCGGCGGGACTTCAACGGGAGCCTGCGGCATGGCCTGAGCCTGACGCATTGCCTGTTCCCTTTCCCACTTACGCTGCTCTCGCGCAAGCCTCTTGCCAATCGCGGCGTCCAACTCTTCTTGAGTGAACGTCTTGTTTGGCTTCTCAGCTTCCGGCGTCTCAACTGCGGGTTCAGGCGCTGCCGTAGCGACCTGTTCCGGCGCGGGGGTGATTTCCGCTACAACCTCAACTTCTTCAGACATTTTGTGATTCCGTAGAATCCCTGGTGGGCCGCACCAGTACGGTTAGTCTACTCCGCACTACAGCGAAGTCAATAATACGCAGCACAAGCCACCCACAGCCCCGCCAAGGGCCGTTGCAGCAAAGTCCTGAGGGTCGGGCGTCCCGCTGTAACGCTTGTCCCAGACCTCTTTACCTGCGCCCACAAGGGCAGCAGTCAGGACGGCAAACCAAACGCCAATCGGGTACAGGGTTGCGGCAATCGCCCAGCCCCACCAAAAGTGCGCTTGTTTGTCCATGTCGGGCATTTTCACTTTGCCGCCCAGCCAGTATTGCCGGTGCCGGTTTGCTTAACGTACAGCGTGGTGTTTACGCCGCCATCCGTGCGGGTGTACAGCGAACCAACCACTGCCGTTACTGCGCCTTCCGGCGTACCTACGCCAGAAGTCCAAATTACAGTGCCGGCGCCCGGTCGAAAGTTAGTAGCGTAAAAATTGCCGGGGGTATAACTAGATGAAAAAAAGTCAAAAATCTGTGCTTTAGATGTCACGCCGCTTTGCACAACAGGTACAAGTTCTGAGCCAGTTAGCGGCAGGGTAACGGAAGGAAGGTTAGAAATCTTAATGCCCATGATAATTCCTTAGTACGCACCCGTCTTGGT